TGCGAGCGGGATTTTGATTGACGGTTTCCAACTCGAACAATCCGCCACCCCCTCCACCTACCAGCCCATCACCGACTTCAATACCGAGTTCAAAGCAGCCTACCCAACGCACAGCCTCTACGTTGATTCAAATGGCGTGGCCCCTGCTGTTTATCCCGGCGACCAAGTTGGCCTCGTGATTGATTCGAGCCGGGGCGGGCTAGAGAATCTTGGGGCGGAGTTGGTGACGAATGGCGGGTTCGATAGTGATACGTGGTGGAGCAAAGGGACCGGCGTAACAATTACTGGTGGAGTTGCACAATACACAGCGGCCACCCTGAATAATGGAGTTTTCAGAACATCGTTTTTGACTGCCGGAAAATTTTACGTTGTCACTTTTACGGTGTCTGGTTTTTCTTCTGGTGGGGTGCGTGTTTACACAGGCGGAAATCGAACGTCTACCTACGCGGCAAACGGCACGTACAAAGTGTTTTGTCTTGCCGGAAGCTCTGATGCTTCAATCATTTTGGAAGCTACGTCAGCCGGAACAACGCTCGCTCTCGACAATATTTCCGTCAAGGAAATCCCCGGCATCCACCCCTACCAGACGACCAGCGGAAGTCGCCCCGCCTTGTGCCGTACCCCGGATGGTGGTAGGCGGAATCTGCTGACGTATAGCGAGCAGTTTGACGTAACGAGTAGCGGGTGGACGAAGGCACCGCTGACGATTACCGCCAACAGCGGAACAGGGCCGTTAAACTCGGAAGTATCCGCCGACACGCTGAACATGACCGCAACGCCAGCCAGCGGTTTAGTTTATCAAGATGCAGCCGTTACCAGTGGCACTACGGCTACGTTCAGTCTTTACGTTAAAAAGGGCACAGGCGATTGGATTGAGTTTTTCTTTGGCAGCACAAACTACGTCAACACGGTTGCCGGTTGGTTCAATATCTCAACAGGTGCAATCGGAAGCGTAAGCAATTCGGGGACGGGTGCGGGTGCGTCAATTGCAATCACTGACGCTGGGAATGGTTGGTATCGTTGTTCGCTCACTGGTGCTTGTTCCGGTGTGACAACTTACCGATGTGGATTTTTCATCTCTGACAATGACAATTCGACTACGAGATTGGCGAACGGTACTTGCTCAATTTGGGGTGCCCAACTCGAAACCGGCTCGACCGCAACCACCTACCAGCGAGTCACCACCACCCACGACGTAACCGAATCCGGCAAGCGGGACTGTTGGGGCTTGTTAGCAGACGGGTCAGACGACAGCCTGATTACGACGAGCGTGGACTTCTCAAGCACCGACAAGATGACCGTGATGGCGGGGGTGAGGAAGAATACGGATGCAACGGCAGTAGTTGCCGAACTTACAGCAAGCCTTACGGTAAACGCAGGCTCGTTCTATTTAGTCTCAGGCCAAAACGCTACTGATGGCTGGTGGTCCGGTTCACGCGGAACTGCCGTGTCCTCAGTTAATCAAGTAACAAATATTGCCACGTCTGCTATTGATACGGGCGTTATATCGTCAACGCATGACATCGCCGGAGATTTAACAACAATCAGGCGAAATAGCGTAGCAGGCTCTAACGCAACGGGCGATAAAGGCTCTGGGAATTTTTCGAGTTCAATTATTTACTTACTGAGCCGCAACAACGGTGCAAGCCTTCGCCTCTCCGGCATCCTTTACACCCTGATTATCCGAGGGGCCGCAACACCGGAAGGAACCATCCGAGATTTTGAACGCAACTTACTGGCCCGACGCTGCGGAGTATCCTTCTAATGAGTCAAACAGAGTGGATTTATAGCATCGTGATGATTGCTCCTGCCGCAACCAAGGACGCAGCAAACGCCATCGCGGAAGCACTTGGGCATGGGCCCAACAATTTCAAGGCTACCCTCTCAGCAGACGGTCAATCAGTCACGCACTACGGTTGCCGCACGCAGGCTCAACAATCGTTTGTGGACCTGCTGGCCGGAATGGGACAAGGTGAGTTTCCGCCCATCGAGGGAGCAGACCCGCAAATCATCGGAGCGATTCTCGGCAGCTTGATTATCGACATATCGGAAAATGAGGATGGGTTCAGTCATTTCAACCGGGTCATCGAGGCCAACGGGCTGACACGGTTTGAAGTGGAACCCATTCAGTAACAAACCACGATAGATGGAAAGGTTTAGGACATGCCATTTCTCAATGACCGAGTTTTTGACAACGGCCTGACGGTACTCGACACCGAAGGCAACCGACTAGACATCTGCTCCAGCGAGCCGACGACCTACACGCAGGCGACAAGCACGCTAACTCTCGGCAATAAAACGCTGGGTGCTGGCGACGTTGGAGCACCCGCTGCCGGTTCGCCCAACGGTCGGCAGGTGACGGTTCAGGCCCTGACCAGCGGCAGCGTCACGGCCACGGGCACGGCGACCCACTACGCCATTACCGACACGGGCAACAGCCGACTATTGGCGACTGGTGCTCTGTCCTCGTCGCAATCCGTGACCAACGGCAATACGTTTTCCACCAGTTCATTCACCATTCGCATCCCGCAGGCGAGCTAACAAATGGCTGATAACGTAGCAATCACACCGGGCAGCGGGGCGACCGCAGCATCCGACGACATCGGCGGCGTCCAGTTCCAGCGAATCAAGCTGGTGCATGGTGCAGATGGCGTCAACGATGGCGACGTATCGTCAGTCAATGGCCTTCCAACTTACATTGTCGATTCGTCAACGGCTACATCATTCGGGCCGATTACCACGGCGAACACGGCACTGTTTGCGGCAGTTGATACGGCCAACGAACGAGCTGTGGTGCTGCAGCTTACAAGCGGACACGCGGGCACGATTAACCTCGAAGCGTCCAACGACGGCACAAACTACTGGCCGATTCAAGGTTTCGATTTTGACTGCGACCAGTTCCTGAAAAACAGTTTCACCGGTCCCGGCCTGTTTCAGGTCTCCGTCTCTGCCCGATGGTTTCGGGCTGTCACCAGCAGCGACTTTGCTGGTTCGGTCAGCGGCAGCTATTCGCTTAGGTCCGGCAACCACGAGCAGCCATTCTCAAGCGTCAACCTCACCAACGTCGACCCGTCTGTTGTTATGCAGATGGGAGGGATTGACCAAAACAATCAGCGCGTTCCGGTTCGCTTAAATTCTCTGGGCCACGTCGTGCCTGCCGATGGCCAGCAATTTAGAGGCTCGGTCAGTCGGCTCGGTTCAATCGTGCAAGTGGACACGACGGGTTACAACTCAATCGTTCTTCAGCTGGTCAACACCTGGGCTGGTACTGTTTCATTTGAGGCCAGCAACGACGGGTCAACGTGGGTCGCAGTGGTTGGCTGGCCGAGTGCCGGTGCTGCTGCTCCGGTGACAAGCTCGACAGCCAACGGGCAATGGATTCTCCCGGCTTCCGGTCGATTCTTCCGAGCCCGGTGCAGTGCTTACACCAGCGGCTTTCCCTCTGCCGTTTTGCTGCTGCGAAACTCACCAGCATTTGCAACGGCAACCAGCCCGAGCATTGCGACAAACCAAACCGTCAACGTTGCGCAAATCGGCGGAACTACGCCGGTAACGGCTGGTGTCGCTGGCATGCTAGCGGTCGGCGGCAACATCGCAGAAGACACGGCTGCAACGTCGAACCCGCTTATTTCTGGCGGCGTTGTTCGGACTGCACTCCCGGCCAGTACCGTTATCGCTGGTGATGCGATTCGTGCGACTTATTCGCAGTCGGGTCAGATGATTACCAAGCAAAACGCTCCGGGCGATTTAGACTTTTACGTCTCGACGACCGTGACGACCAACTCGCAAACGGCGATTCGTGCTGCTCAAGCGTCTCCAATTCGTCAAAACGTAACCAGCGTTACATTCCAAAACACAAACGCAACGGCAACGACGCTGACGATTCAGGACGGTTCGACAACGCTCGTGACGTTTAGCGTTCCGGCGAGCATGACGCTGCCGGTGCAGTTGATTTTCCCGACTCCACTTCGCGGCACTGCCGCAACCGCTCTGAACTATACGGCTGGAACAACTGGAGCAAGCGTGCTGCTGACTGTCACCGGCTTTAACTCTTACTAAGAGGAAATTTTATGCCTGTTAATCAAAATATCGTGGGCCAACCGGCCGCATCCGGAAGTAACGCAGTGGTAAACACGCGGGCCGGGCAGCTTGGTGACGTGATTGTCTCGGAGTTACACGGCCGTTATTACGAGACCACCTATCGAGGTAACTCGTTTCTTTTGTCGGTCTCGACTGCCGCAGCGGTGACTGCCTTTTCCGGTGGTGCTGCTGGCACTCCGATGTTGGCGATTTTCAACCCGATTGGGTCAGGCCGAAACGCGGCGCTGACCAAAATTAGCGTCGGCAGCGTGGTCGCGGCATCGGGTGCTGGGACCGTATCTTTCAGCCTGTGGTTTGGCAACACCGCAACGATCACGCAGGCGACGACCGTAACGCCGTGGTCGATGTCAACTCAACTGCAGTCTGGCTCGGTAATGACCGGTTTCCGAAACGTCGCTTTGACTTCGGGCAGTGCGGCATCGAACGTGATACCGTTCGCCTCGTACTACTGGGCGACCGCTGCCGGTGCGGCACTTGTGACGGGTGGCCCGATTGACCTTGAAGGGGCGATCATCATTCCACCGGGAGCCTATGCGGCAATCGGCGGAAGCTCGGCGCTGACATCAGCAACTTGGATCGGTTCGATGCAGTGGGAAGAAGTGCCTGTTTAGTCTTTGGCTTTTTTTGCTTGAAAGTGGCCAATGGCTGAGCTGCAAGGCTTCACGTTTTTATTCGGCGGTCTGCTTGGGGCTGGAGGCGTCGGCAATGACGCCCTGACTCTAAGCGGAATCGCTGCCGGTGCGCCAGCCTGCGGCCAGCCAAGCCTTTCGCAGAATCACAGCCTGACCGCAAGCGTGGTCGCATCCGGTTCGCCGGTCTGCGGCACGGCAACGCTGACGCAGAACCACGACCTTGCAGCAAACAGCCTAGCCACCGGTTCGCCAGTGGTCGGGTCAACAACGCTCTCGCAGAATCACGACCTTGCAGCGACGGGACTCGTTGCCGGTTCGCCGGTCCTGCAAGGTGCCGCACTCAGCCAGGACCACGCATTTGCGCCAAGCGGATTATCGACCGGTTCGCCGGTTTGCGGCCAGCCTGTGCTGAGCGTGCAGAGCGGAGCGGTCGAGCTGTCGCTGGCGTCGATTACGGGCGGCGTTGCGGTGCTAGGTCAGCCGGAACTGTATGACATTTTTGCGGCGGAGACGGTGCAGCTGCGCGGCACTTATCCGGCCCTGTCGGTGCGGGCCACGTGGCCGCAGCTGGTGGCCGCAGCCATCTATCAGGCAAACAGCGTGCGAGCAAGCGAGTTCAAACTGACGGCCGCAGCCAGATTTCAAACAAACACCCTTAGAGCGGAGATGGTCCAGCCATGATCGAAATTGCCAGACTGAGCGATGTGACCATTGATGTAACGCTGGTTGGCATTCCTGGCGGCGTGACCGTTACGAAGTGCTATTTGGCGATCAAGACTACTGACGCCGTGACCGACGCAGCTGGGCTGGTGGTGTCGACCATTCCGGTTGGCGGCGTGGCGACGTTCAGCCTGACCGATGCGCAAACCGCGACGCTGGAATCAACGCGGCATGTAATGAGCGTCAAGGCAATCCTGAGCGACGGGCGTGCGGTGCGGCTGGTGCTGGACGAACGGTTTGCGGAAGTTCTAGAACCCGGTGTCGAGGCGATTGCGTAACAAAAACCAAGGCACGGACCAAGGCGAGGGTCAGTGATAAACACGGCGATGAAATTCAGCGGCGACCAGCAGTCCAAGCAGGCACGCTATGCTGAGCGCAAGCAACTGGAGCGGAATGCAATCGTCATTCCGCCCCCGGTCGACTTGGCGCGCCGGCAGCAGTTGCTGGCGGACCCGATGGCGTTTCTGAAGCACTACTTCCCAGATCGGTTCTGGTCACCGTTTGCGGATTACCAGCGGGAAATGGTGCAGCTAATTGTCGATGTGGCGGAGTTTGGCGGCGACCAAGCGATTGCGGCACCCCGCGGCGACGGCAAGACAGAGATCACCAAGGCCATGATCGTCTACTTGATTCTGCGGGGGCTGGTTCGTTTCCCGCTGATCATCGCTGCCAGTGGCACGTTTGCCAGCCGCATCTTTGACGATGTGCGGCGGCACTTCGACAGCAACGAACGCCTAATTGAAGACTTCCCCGAAATCTGTGTCCCGTGTGCTGCGCTTGAGGGCACGCCGCAGCGGGCAGCCAAGCAGTCGCACAATGGCAAGCTAACGGAAATCAAGTGGTCGAACGTCGAGGTGATGTTCGGAAAAATTGACGGACTGCCAGCCACGGTCAAGGGCCAGCCTTGGCACGAAGGTGGCGTCAGTCCTTACAGCGGCGTCTGCATGGCGTGGGCGGGAATGGACAGCGCGATCCGTGGCATTAACATCCGTGGCAACCGGCCGGACTTCGTGCTGGTCGATGACCCTGAAACACGGCAGTCTGCCTTCCATGAAAACCAAGTGGAGACGCGCGACATCATCTTGAACCGTGACGTGGCCGGGCTGGCGGACGGGCGCAAGCGGCTGTCCCGTGTCGTGCTTTGCACCATCCAGAACAATCGATGCCTGGCGGAGAAACTAACCAACCAAGCCAAGGCACCGAGCTGGAACGGCCGGCGGTATAGCGGTGTGGTCAAATGGCCGGAACGGGTGGACCTGTGGCAGCAGTACATGGACCTGCGGCAGGAAGCACAGCGGGCGGGCGACGGGTGTGGGGTCAACGCTACAGCGTTCTATATCGCCAACCGGGCGGACATGGACGCTGGAGCGGACGTGCTGAACCCTGAACGCTACAGCCGCGCCATGACCCGTGAGGGCCAGTCAATCGAACTGTCGGCCCTGCAGGCGGTCTATAACCTGATCGCCGATAACGGCCTGAACTACGTGCTGACGGAAATCCAGAATGCACCACCGGACGAGGAACAAGCGGAGACGCTGGGCCTTACGGCGCACAAAGTCGCCAGCCGGCTAAGCGGGCTGGAGCGGAACGAGCTGCCGAAGGTCGAAGGCGTGCGGATTACCTGCGGGCTGGACATCGGAAAATATTACAGCCACTGGACCAAGATCGCTTGGTTTGGAAACGCCACGGGTGTCGTGATCGATTATGGCGTGATGGAAACGCCAGGCATGCAGGCGGCCACCGATTCGCAAGCGGTCGAAGTTGCACTGCTGAACAGTCTGCTGGGCTGGCGCAGCGACATCATGGCCAGCAACCCGCCGGAATTCTGCCTTGTCGATTCGGGCGACTATTCGCCGGCAGTGTATGAGTTCATCCGGCGGGCAGGCGGGACACCGTTTGCGGCGTCCAAAGGTTACGCTTCCAGCAAGTTCCACATGGGCACCGAGTCGGGCACCCGCCGGCTATTTGATCGCTGCTATGCCAACCACCAGCCGCAGGAGCGGGTGTGGTTGTACGTGGTCGACACCGAACACTGGAAGGGCTGGCTTCAAGAACGCTTTGTCACGGCGACGTTTAACGAGGCCCACCAGTTCAACGACGGCAGCCTAAGCCTGTACGTCAGCGACGACAAGAAAAAGCACGTCAGCTTCAGCCATCACATTGTGGCCGAAATGCGGGAGGAACTATTCGTGCCAGGCAAAGGCATGACCCGCAAGTGGCGCGAAGTCAGCAAAAACAACCACTGGCTGGACGCGACCGCGCTGGCCTGTGCAGCTGCCGGGTGTCTGGGCATCCGGCTGATCCCACGGGTGACCAGTCAGCAACTGGTCGCAGCGGCCAACAAGAAACAGGCGGCAGGGCAGACTGTGCGGAATCGGGCGGGCATCGTGTCCAGCACGCCGCACGGTCAGGCTTTCGTCGCAACTCAACGGAAGTGAGCGAATGGCGAAAAACAAGGCAAAGACGGACCTGCCGACAATTGACGAAGTCGAAGTCGGCGGCGTGGAACAGGTGCGAGGTTACGACATGGCAGCGGAGGCTATGCAGTCGGTGGCGGTCGAGGCTCCCCCGGTCACCAGCCGCACGGTCAGCGTGCCACTGGCGCAAATCCCGTTTGGCTACCTGCCACGGGTGTGCGATGTGCGGAAACTGACCGGTCGCCAGTCGCAGGCCCTGCGGCAATTGCAGGAGGCCCTGAGCAGCCAAGGGGCAAAGCTCGCCAATGGCAGTCGCATCAACAACCCATCAAACGCCATTAAGTGGCTGCTGGAATCCATTGCCGGCTAAGCCTACGGAAATTCCGTAGGTTTCCCGTGCTGGTTTTCTGGCAGTAAAACGCAGGTCTGCGGCTAATATTTCGGCATGTCATACGACCTCACCACTGTCGAAGACGACTTGCTGGAATACTCCGACTTCGAGGAGACGGACAGCGTTAGCCGCGCCAAAAGTTTCATCACTGCGGCCAAACGCTGGATCATCCTTGCGGCCGCGAGTGCGTCCAACCAAGGCAGCAGCCTGACCCGCAGCAAGCCGGAAGTCATGCAGATGCTGGCGCGCGCCCAGTCGTTTGTCGCTGCCAAGGATACGGCAGCAGCCAGCCAGTCCCGTGTTCGGTTTCTAGGCATCAGCCAAGGATTCAGATGACGGCAACGCCACGCCGGCAAAAGAAAACCATTGCGAACACGTTTGACACGATTCGCGCTGATTACGACATGAGCCGGGAAAGCCGGTTCATCCGTCGCCGTGTTGGCCTTGCCCCGCGCGGGGGCAGTGCTGATTTCCATTACCGCACGGAAGAATTCTATTATCGCGACATCGAAAAAGCCCGCGACATGGACCGCAACGACGCCATCGTCGGGCAGACCATCGACCGGGCAGTTGCCAATATTGTGCAGGACGGGTTTTCCTTGGACGTTCGCACGGGCGACCCGTCGCTGGACCTTGAACTGTGGAATCGCTGGCAGGCGTGGACTGCATCGCCTGACGACTGCGACATGGCCGGCGAGTTCACTTGGCAGGACGTGGAACGGCACGTCATGCGGTCGGTTCTGCTGGACGGCGATATGGTCGTCCTTGGCACAGCCGGCGGGCAGATACAGCTAATTGAAGCGCACAGCATCCAAACCATCACGCCGCAAGAAAACACGTTTTTGGGCGTCACCCGTGACGATTACGGCCGGCGGACCCGTTACTGGTACTCGGCCGACAAGCGGGACGGTGGCGTCTTGGCTGTCGTGGGCAACCAAAAGGAAACCGCAGTCCCTATCGACGTGCGAGACGAGAACGGCGACCGAGTGCTATTTCACGTTTACAACCCTCGCCGGGTAAACCAGACCCGCGGCGTCACGGCACTGGCACCCATCTTTTCTGTCGCCGGGATGTTCGAGGACATTAACTTCGCGAAGTTGGTCCAGCAGCAGGTGGTTTCCTGCTTTGCCATTTTCCGCAAACGCAACCCGATTGCCGGTGGCGGCCCGCTTCCGTCTACCGATGGCTACGGCCTGCCGGAAACGGAGCAGACGGGAGCCGGCACCCGCTACATCGAAAACATCGGTCCCGGCATGGAAATCATCGGGGGCGAAGGCGAGGAACTGCAAGGGTTCAGCCCGAACGTGCCGAACGCTGAATTCTTCGACCACGTCAAGCTGATGCTTCAAATCATCGGCGTAAACCTTGGGCTGCCGCTGTGCCTGGTGCTGATGGATGGCAGCGAGACCAACTTTAGCGGCTGGCGTGGCGCGGTGGACGAGGCCCGCAAGGGTTTCAGGGCCAACCAGACCAACCTGCTGAACCGGCTGCACAAGCCAGTTTATGAGTTCAAACTGCGGCAGTGGATTGCGGAAGACCGGGCACTGGCTGCAGCTGCCAAGGTCGAAGGCATCAACATTTTCGGCCATCGCTGGAACCCGCCGACGTGGCAATACATCGACCCGGTGGCAGATGCACAGGGCGACGCGCTGCGAATCCAGAACGCACTGACCAGCCCACGCCGGCTACATGCCGAAGGCGGACGGGACTGGGAGGAAGTGGCGGACGAAATTGTCGAAGACATGAGTTACGCCATTATCCGCGCCAAGCAGCAGGCCAAGGCTATTAACGGCCAATTTCAAGACAATGCACCCGTGCATTGGCGTGAACTAATCAGCCTGCCGATGCCAAGCGGCATCCAGATGACCATGCAGGACAGTCAGGCAATGGTGCAGCAGGCCGAGGCACAAGCGGAAGCGACGGCTGCCGAGCAGGCACCGACCGCCGAAATGGTCGGCGTGGGCCGGAAGAACTGGCAGAACGCACGCAAGGCCATCAACGACATCCTGAAAGAATTGACTGGCGGGCAAATCAGCGAGCGGCGGGCACGGCTCGAACTGGACAGTCTCGGCGTTCCGGCCAGCAAGATTGACGTCTACATCGAAGACGCCAGTGACGGCACGATTGACACGCCAGAGGAGCAGTTGACCGATGAATGAAATCAAACTCTACGGCAGCATCGGCTACCCCGGCATCACCAGTGCGACGTTCAAGTCGCTGCTGGCTGATTGTGACCCGTCGCAGGAGCTGGTGATTCGCATCGACAGCGAAGGCGGCAGCGTGTTTGACGGCCTGGGCATCCATGACGCAATCACCGCATGGCCGGGACCAGTGCGGGCCATCGTTGAGTCCAGTGCGTTCAGCATCGCCAGCTTCATCGCAATGGCGGCAGGCAAGGTAGAGATTACCGAGAACGGCTACCTGATGCTGCACAACCCGTACACCGTGACCGAAGGCGACAGCGAAGAGCTGCAGAAGCAAGCCGACCTGCTAGGCAAGCTGCGGGACAGCATGGTGAGCGCCTACGCAACCAAGACAGGAAAGAGCCGCGAAGAAGTCGAGGCCGCGATGCGTGCCGAGACTTGGCTGGATGCCCGCGAGGCACAGGCCAGCGGCTACGTCGATTCAATTCTGCCGACTGCCCGCAAGAGCGTGGCCGTTGCCAGATTTACAGGAAACATGCCGGAGCGGGTCAATCAGTCGCTGAACGTCAGCGGCGACTCGTGCGGCGAAACTGCTGACCAAACGGAGACAAATCCCATGAGCAGCAATCCCAAGCCCGTCGCGACCGTGAAATTCATTCAGGCTCGCTTCGGCAAGGCGTCGTCGGACTTCATCGTCAAGGCAGTCGCTGCCGAGATGACCGAAGACCAAGTCGCCGAAATGTATTACAGCGAGATGATGACCGAGAACGAACAGCTCAAGGCCAAGCTCGCAGCGATGGAAGAGGAGATGGTTGCACTCAAGGCTAAGGCCCAAGAGACGACCGTCGCCGAAGTCGAAGAAGACGACAAGGAACAGATGGTCACGATGCCAGCCGCCAAGGCTCGTCTTGGCGTGGCTCCGGTGGCGTCTGTCACCGCCTCAAAGCCGGTCGCCAGTGCCAAGGCCCAGTGGCAAGGCGTTGTCGCAACCTACACGGCGCAAGGCATGAAGAAGGCAGACGCTGCTCGCAAGGCGGCACGCGAACACGCTGGCCTGCGTGATGCGGTCATCGCCGAAGCAAACAACAAGTAAACAAACACAAGGAGCGAAAACATGAGTCAATATGCAGAAGCATCAGTCCGAGGCTTTACCGCCGGGGCTGCAATCGGTCAGTTCTTGCGAGTCTACCTCACATCCAGCAACACGCTGGCACTTGCAGGAGCAAACGACTACGGCATCGGAACGATGGAAGACCCGGCAACGGCTGCCAATGAGCAGGTCGGTGTTCGGCTGAACAGCGCGATGGGCACCCGCAAGTGCGTGGCCAACGCCGCGATCACTGTCGGCGACCCGGTTTATCTGGCCGCATCGGGCAAGGTCGGCGCAAGCGGATCCGTTCGCTACGGCACGGCACTCGAAGCCGCCACTGCCGACAATGACGTGATCGAAGTCTTGGTCGACGGCAACACTGGCGGCGTGCAGCACCTGCGGGCGCGAGTAACCACGGCCAACGTCAACGCTGGCTCGACCCTGCTGCCAGCGATTCCCGGCCGCAGTTACCGGCTCGTCGATGCGACGATGATTTCCATCGGCGGCAATGCGGCTGGCGCAACTGCCGTACGTATCTCTGCCACCCAAGCCGCCTCTGGCGTGCAGCTGGTCAGCAACACCGTAGGCGCTTTGACCCAAAGCACCCGCGTATTGGCTGGCGTTACCGCCAACTCCAGCATCCTCGCAGACGGTGCATCGTTCGCGCCATGCGATGCCAACACTGCGATCACCTTGACCGCATCGGGCACACTGACCACGTCCACCAACATCGACGTACTTCTCAGCTACGTCGTCGACGCCTAATAACCAAAACTGAAAAAGGAGCTTTCACATGCCATCACCTACCAGTGCATTAACCACACTGCGGCCAGACTTGGCCAGCTTTTTGGAGTTCGACCTTGAAAGCGACCGCCTCGGCTACGTCGCCACCAAGGTCTTTCCCGTTGTCGATGTCGCCAGCCAAGCCGGCGTCTTCGGCATCATTCCGGTAGAGCAACTGCTACAGCAGCGGACCACCAACCGCGCACCCGGCAGCGGTTACAGCCGCGGCAACTTCACCTTCACCACCGGAAGCTTCGCCTGCGAAGAACACGGTGCAGAAGAGCCGGTCGATGATCGCCAGGCGAAGATGTACCGCGAGTATTTCGACGCTGAGCAAGTTTCGACCATGCGGGCATTTTCTGCCGTTCTGCGGAACGCCGAGCAGCGTGTCGCTGACGCAGTGTTCAACGCAACCACTTGGAACGGTGCCAGCCTGACCACTGGCATCACCAACGAATGGGATGACGTGGCCAACGCTGTGCCGATCACCGACGTTGATGCGGCAGTCAAGAAGGTTTACGACGGCAGCGGCCTGTGGGCCAATGCCCTGATCGTGAACCAGAAGGTTTTCCGCAACCTGCGACGCTGTGCCCAAGTCATCGACGCCATCGAGTCGGGTGGCGCGGGTGACGCTGCCAAGCAGTCCGACATCACCGCCGAGCAATTGGCGCGGGTGTTCGGGCTGGAAATGGTGATCGTTGCTGGTGCTTCCAAGAACAGCGCAAAGGAAGGTCAAACCGTTTCGCCTGGCCAAATCTGGTCGGACGAATACGCCATGATCTGCCGCGTTGCCACCAGCAGCGACATGGCTGAACCGTGCGTCGGTCGCATCTTCCACTGGTCGGAAGACGGCAGCAGCATGGGCGGCACCGTGGAAAGCTACCGGGACGAAATCGTCCGCGCCAACATCATCCGCGTCCGGCACGACGTGGACGAAGTTGTGCTTTACCCGCAAGCCGGGCACCTGCTGTCCAACATCACCACCTAGTGACGAAGGACGGCAACCGTGGCGAGTCGGTTTGATCAGGTATTTCAGGCGGCCGCGTTCCCCCAACTACTCGCCGAGTTCGGGGAGCCGGTCACCTATTACTTTGCCGGCGGGGGTAGCCGTTCGATTGACGCCATTATCGAACGGAACCCGCCGGCGATTTTCGACCAAGCCGGAAACCCGATGCAAATTGACATCGTGATCCGGCTGAAGCGGCATGCCACCAGCGGCGTGCTAAGCAACGAAGTTAATCGCGGCAGCGACAGCGTCGAGGTCAAAAAGCGTGTTGATGATGCGGCTGTGAGTCGGTTCACGGTCGTCCGCAAGCTGTCCGACGATAGCGGCGTTCTGGTTCTTGCACTTAGCGGAAGTCCTTAATGGCGACAGCAGTGGCGGAGCAAATCGTCGACAAGGTGCGGACCCGGCTGGCTACTATCAAGACCAGCGGTGGGTTTGAGGTCACCGTGTCCGAAGTTGTCCGGCCAACCCGTTACGGCGGTTTCCGGCCGCAAGACCTGCAGTTGGTCGTCACGCAAGGCACGCTTGAGCGCAATGCGGACCTGTCGCACCCCGGTAACCCGCCTGCGACTGCGTGGGACTTGGAGGTTATCGTCGCCGGCCTGCTGATGCCGAGCGAGTCCAGCACCAGCAAAATCGACACGCTGCGCAACCAGTTTGCCGCAGACTGCATCAAGGCCATCTGCACGCCGCAGGCCAGTTGGCACAACTGGGACACGCTGGCGATTCTGACGGAGATCAGCACCGTCGAAGATGTGACGACCGAGGAGTCCAGTGGGTTCAAGTTGACGATGACCGTAACATTCCGCACCGACGAAAACAGCCCGTACACGGTGAGGAGTTAGCAGATGGCAGACCTGAGCAAAGCACCCCCGCTGAGTTTCAGCATCGACACCTCGCAGATGGAATCGTTTGCGGAACAGCTCAAGGCGTATCCAAAAGCCTTACGGGCTGCTGTGGCACGCGCGGTCAACACGTCACTGAAGCAAGGCAAGCGCGAGTCGGCACGCCTGATTTCTGAAAAATACAACATTAAGCAGGCCGATGTCATCGACGGGATTGTCATGCACCGCGCCAAGCCTGCAGACACGACTGGCAAACTAACTATTCATCCAGAACGCCGGCCTGGCCTTGCCAAGTTCGGGGCAAAGCAAGTGCAGAAAAAAGGCGGGGGCGTCACCTATAAAACGCTGCGAGGCAAAGGCAAAGCGTTCATCCCCGGCGCGTTTGCCTACCCGAAGAACAAGCCAATCTGGGTCGCCATCCAGAACGTGTCGCACATCAACAAAGGCGGCAACAAAGACGAGAAGACAGCAAAGCGACGGACCCGCCTGAAGTTCCTGCAAGGCATCACGGTCTGGGGCATGTTTGCCAGTGTCAATAACCAAAAGCGTGTCGTGGATGTCATGCAAACGCGCTTCAGCGAAAACATGCGGCAATCGGTCAACTTTGAATACTTAGTTCGCACTGGCCAAATCCCGCGACGGGTTGGCCTTGACGGTTTTATCAAACGCGGGAAACCAGCATAGGAGCCAAACCCACATGCCACTACTTAAAAAGAAGCACGTCCTTGCAGCCAAGATCGAAACGACCAGCGGCACCGCTGAGTCACTAACAGCTGCCGAAGCTGCGTTCAACGTGTTTGACCTGAACATGCAGCCCACGATTGCATTCACCGAACGGCAGGGCAACGGCAGTTTCAGCCAAATGCCTGCGGTGCGTGAACTGATGGGCGGAACTTGCACATTCCGCACGGAAGTCTATGGCAGCGGAAGCGGAACTGTCCCTGGCTGGGCATCGACTTTTCTGCCGGCCTGTGGCTGGACAAACTCCGCTGGCACGTTCAGCCCGAAGTCAGAACTGCCGGGCAGTAACGTCAAGACACTGACGCTGGGCACCTACATCGACGGCGTGCGGCACTTAATGCGAGGCTGCAGCGGCACGTTCACGATGAACTTTGAGACTGGCAAGCTGGCAACCATCGACTGGACGTTCACCGGCGTTTGGGTGTCATCGACCGACGTAGCGATTCTGGCCCCGACCTACCCGACAGCCCTGCCGCTGAGGGTGGCAAATGCCACGTTCACCATCGGCAGTTGGTCGCCGTGCTTCCAAAACCTGTCCATCGATGCCGGCAATGAGGTCTTCCTGCGGGAGTGTGCGGTCAACACCGACGGCAGCGGCTACGCCACGGCAGTCATCACTGGCCGCAAGGTCACCGGCAGCATTAACCCCGAAGCGGAACTGCTGGCCACCCGGCCGAATTACGACGACTGGATCGCTTCGACCGAGCGGGCGTTCAGCCTGGCGATTCAAAACGCCACCGACAAAGTTACCGTGGCAATGCCGAAGTTTCAGATCACCAACCTGCAGGACGGCGACCGCAATGGCGTGGTCACGCATGAAATCAATTTTCAAGCCAACAAGTCTGCGGCGGCCGGAAACGACGAAATGACGATTGCCTTTGCGGCACCGTAACGATTAACCACTAACCAACGGAGGAACCAATGGGGCGAGCATTGGAACCGGGCGAGAAGTTTCCCATAGTCTTGGACTGGGATGCGGACAAACCGGAAGACCAGCGGCCAACTATTTACACGGTCGCGCTGTCGATGCGTCGACAGGAGCGGCTGGGCCAGTTGCTGGACGAGGCACCAAACGCCAAGAACAGCACCGAGTTCTTTAACGCTGTCGAGCAGGGGCTATCTGAAGTCATCACCGGCTGGCGAAACTTTCGCGACCCGGCGAGCGGCGCGGAAATCCCCTACAGCCGTGACGCGCTGAAGGATGTCTTTACGACTTCCGAAGCATACGAGGTTTTCCGCAAGGTTCTGGCAGGCGGCAACGTCAGCAAGGCCGACGAAAAAAACTCCGCATTGCAGCCTTAATCCGGCAGGGGCTGCTGTGCAAGAACTGCGTGCCGGGCAAGTGCCACGAAATGCCGACGGAACTGTCTAGCGTTTCGATTGCCTGCCCGACATGCAACGAGGCCGGATGTGATGATTGCGGCGAAACGGGTTACGTGGAAATCACGGACTGCCCGAAACGCTGTATTGATGTGGGTTTGCTGCGGGCGATTCGGATGGCGGACCTGATGAAACAGGGCCTGCCGCCGGTGGCCGGTGGTGTGCTGGACCAGTCGTCGTGGTTTGTCAGTTTTTACGAACGCTTCCGGTCTGAAGAAAATCGGGCCGAGGCGGAAGTTTATAGGCGGATGTGATGGCAGTCGAACCAGTTGAGATCGTGTTGCAGGGCGTGGACAACGCCAGCGGCACCATCGACAAAGTCACCCAGAAACTGATCAGCAACGAGGAGAAGTACATCTCCAAGTTGAAGGAGCAGTTGATTGCGCAGACCGAGGGCGCGGTTGCTGCAGAGCGGTTTAAGTTGGCGCAGATGGGTTTCAGTGAAGCAACCATTGAAGCCGCGGCGGCTTTAAAGCAGGAGATTGAAGCTGCGAAAGAGGCTGAAAAGGCTCAGGAAGAACTGGAAAAAAAGAAAAAAGAACAACTAGACACAGCCAAAAAAAAGTTTAACGACATCAAGGGGTTGTACAGCGAGGCGGCTGGCCTAGGCGTTCAAATTGGCGAAGGCATTAACGAATGGATTCTGGGTGCCAGCGCGTTCCGAATGCAGATGGAACGCATCAACGCTGAGAACAAAAAGATGGCCGAAGGGGTCATGGGCATGCAGCAAAAGCGGCTGGCCCAAGACTTGGAGAAAATCAGCCTGATGCCACAGGCCGAACAGGCGGACTTGTACGCTCAGAAACTGGACCAGATTAACGAACTGATTGTTGCCCAGCAGGACGAGTTGGCAGCGGCCCAGCAGCGGGCGCAGGAAATCAACGAGCAGTACATTGTCCGCATTGGGTTCGACAAGGAAAGCCTGCCGAACGCGCTGGCGATCGTGGACCAGCGGCAGGCCGAGCTGGACATCCTGCGGGAGCAGGCCCAGCAGATTCAAGACATCAACGGCGAACATGCCAAGGAAATCGAACAGCTACGAAAAAAGCAGCAAATCGAACTTGAGCGGCAGCAGGCCGGCAAGGCTGCAGAAGAACAGCTAAAACGCCTGCGGGCGGAAATTCGGGAACTGAACAACCCAGGCGAAAATGCTCGCCGCGAGATGGCGGAGATGTTCAGCGCTGACGGTGTGACCGAATCGCAGCGAAACGAACTTGAGAACCTGATGGCTGTGCGTGCCGAGGCGGAAGAAAACTTCCGCATCGAACAGGAAGGCCGCGACGAGATGCAAGCGGCCATCGAGGAGACAAAGAAGACCCAGCTTGACGCTTACGCCGAAATGCGGAAATCCATCGAAGACACGCAGAAGGCGATGGAGCAGCAGGCCCAGAAAGAGAAGAACTATCTTGACGCCTTGAAGCAGCGGAACATCGAACTGACCCAAGGCAAGCGGGCAGCCGAAGAATACAAGGCAGTGCAGGACGGCATCAGCCAGCAGACCATCGACCAAGGCCGGCAACTGTCCATCCAGAACGAACTGCTGGAAGCACAGAAGCAACTGGCGGACGAGGAGAAGAAGAAGCAGGAAGACCTACAGAAAAAGCTAGGCCAGCCATCGGCACAGCTGCAGGCCCAGCAGTCCCGCCTGTTGACCCGCAGCGGCAACAACCCCAACGACCGCGCCATCAAGGCCAACGAAAAGGTCGCCGAACTGACGGAGAAAATTGAACGCCTGCAGCAGGAGCAGCTGGCCGAACTGCGGAAAAACAAGGGAGGCGAGATCATCGTCTTGGGAAGCTAACGCATGGCAGTAACCTATTTTGACCGAACATTCAGCAGCGGCATCAAAACCAGCGTCGACGACAAAGGCTGGACCACGGCAACCGCACAAATCAAGTGGAATGCCTTCGTCGCCACGCCGGACGATAACGAGCTGATCGTTAAGGCAGACGCACGGGCACCACGGGAAAAGTCCCGGCATCCACTGTTTGCCGGCCTGTTTTGTAATGGCGTGGGCGTGGACCGGCGCGGCCCGCTGCATTTCGAGGTGGTCGCTGATTACGCCTCGCCACCATACAAGGAAGAGTCAGGCCAGCAGCAGGGGCCACTTTCGCAGCCGGTGCAGGTCAGCTATTTCAGCATCACCAGCGAAGAGGAAATCGACGAGGACTTTAACGGCTATCCCATCGTGACAGCGTGCGGCGAGCCGGTGATGGGTATTACCCGGCCGATCAGCGACTTGGGCATCCGCCTGCAAAAGAACTTTGCCAGCTTTGACCCGGCCAGCTTTTACACGTTCATCGACTGCGTGAACAGCGACACGTTTATCGGGTTTCCACCGGGCACGCTGCGGATTGCCAGCATCGGCGCAGATGAGCAGTTTTTCACCGACGAAAACGGGAACAGTGTTCCGTTCTGGTCGGTGCAGGTGGAAATCCACGCACGCAAACCATACCGGACAACACCGGACAAAGCATGGTGGAAACGCTACCGGCACGAAGGGTTCTACGTCAAAAGCGGCAGCCAGATCGTGCGGGCTGTGGATGGCAACAAAGAACCAGTTAGCCAGCCGGTTCAGTTGGACGAAGACGGAAACAAACTGGCCGATCAAACACAGTCCACCTGGGTACAGCGGCAGGTCTTTGCGCCTGTCAGTTTCGCAAGCATGGGATTCTAAACTAAGGAGCAGTAGATGCCGATCACCGCATTCATCCCGTCAGGGGAAATCGTCAACAGTCAAATTAACACCTTGGCGGCCATCGAACGGACCAAACTGGCCAGCGAGTCCCGCAAGGCCAACATCCCGCTGGAACTGCTGCGGGTGCATGATGCTTTCCAGACCGACCTGCCAACGACCGCAGCAAGCGACGACCTTGGCCTGATCATCGGCACGTTCGGCACCGATGCCATCACGGTGCAAACCAGCGACAGCAAGAACACCAGCGTGACGCAGCGGGCACGGTTTACCTATCGCCTGCCGGTCGAGTACGTGGACGGGCAAGCCATCAGTGTGGCAGCGTGGGCTGGCATGCGGACGACTGTGGCCAGCAGCATCGCCACCATCGACTTCGAGGTTTACAAGAAGAACGACGCCACTGGGCTGGTCGGCAGCGACTTGGTCAGCACGGCAGCCACGACCATTAACAGTCTGACCGCTGCGGCCAAGGAGTTCGTCATCGACCCGACTGGCCTGACGCACGGCGACGAACTGGACATCCGTGTCACCATTGCAATCACTGATTCGGCCACCCCCACCGCAGTCATCGGCCGAATTTACAAGCTGTACATGCTGCCAACCGTAAAAGGCTAAACGTGGCAAAAGCCTACGCACTAACGGAAAACGTGGCACGCTGGGCGGTCGAACAGGCCGGCATGCGGCAGGGTACAACCGCGCCGCCTGACCTTGGCACGTTTCGGGACACGCCTGACGGGCGGTTTATTTTCCGCAACGCCAGCAGCGAAACGGTCCCGGCATTCGGCTGCATCAAGGTGACCGGCGTTACCTTCGCAGGTGAACGCTACTGCTTGACCGGCGACAAGCCGGACGGAAACGCCGGCGTCTTCGTGTTTAACAGCATCGAACCAGTGCCGGCTGGGGAAAATGGCGTTTGCTTTGTCGGGCCAATCTGCCGCGCCGCAGTCGCCAGCGATTCTGCCAACGTGCTTTATAACGGCGAGTGTATCGGCCCCGATGGATGGGAACTGGTCAGCACGCCAGGCGGACCCCAGCGTTTCCTTGGCCGGCTGGATGATTACAGCGTCGATAACGTGGCCTTTGTGCTGAACCGGCCAGCCAGCGACTGCGACGATTCCAGCAGCGGCAGCGACAGCGTTTGCCAAGGCATTCCAGGCGTGGACTTGGACGCGCTGCCAACCGTGGCAGCGGCTAACGTCGACTTCGTGCTGGCCATTAAGGACGGGTGCTTGGTTAAGGTCGCCCTGAGCGAGTGCGTCACAGACAGCAGCAGCGGAAGCGGTGGCGGGCCTGTCCCTGAGTAAAAGCAATGCAGCAACTTTGGTTCAACCAAAACGGAATCCTACACGACGGCATCGGTCTGCTGCTGTGTTCGTATTGCCCCTGCGATGTGCCGCCAAGCGGAAGCAGTAGCAGTAGCAGTAGCGGTAGCGGTTCGGGAAGTGGCAGCAGTGGACCTTGTGGCTGCTGCTACACGTTTAACATTCAATCAAGCCTCGACGGTGGCGGGTTATGCGGCGAGCCAGCGGGCGGCAATGTCTGCGGCTGTGTGGAGTTTACGGACTACCCGACGCAGGTTTGCAGCGGTGGCGCGTGGTCGGTGACTTTCCAGCTAAACATCAGCACTGACTGCGAGGGTGACTTGACTGGGGCTGTCTTAGAGTTTCCTGCTGGCTGGACGATTACAAACAACGGCGGCGGAAGTGTTAGCGGGCAGGTGGTCACGTTTACGACGACCGACCCAAACGCCACGTTTACGGTGTCGGGCACTATCGACGAATTTTATTCTTGCGACGATGCGCAGGTTTCTATTCTTGGATACGTCACGCCTTTGCAGATCGAACGTGGTGTTCAATTAGTGTACGACTGCCAATGCTTTGAACCTTGCACTGTTAATACCTCTTGCTGCCCAGACAACCCGGTCCCAATGAGTTTGACCGTCACATTTACCGGCGGAAGTTGTGCGGGCACTTACACAATGAACTGGTTTTCGGATACCAGCGAGTGGATTTCTGAGGATGCACCAATCACGCTGCGCATGACCTGCGAGGAATTTGGGTGGTACTTATCTAGCGACGGGTTCGCTGAGTCGCCGGTGTCAGTGACCTGTAGTCCGTTTGAGTTGGTGTTCAGCATTTTCAGCGATCCGTTCTGCGGCGACTTTACTATCACAATCACCGGCTAACACTGGGGAAATAATGGCGATAACCCACCAGACTGACCGAATACACCATCGCAATCTTTCAACGGAGGACTGCGATGAAACTGGACTGGATTGGCAACTGCCTGACTTGGTTCGTGCTGCTGTCGGTGGCAATTCTTGGTGTCCTGCTGGTGAGCTGGATACTGATGCCGCCGGTGTCTGGTCTATCCCTTTGGCAAGAAGTTCAAGGGGGTAACGATTGGGAGGGCATGACAAAAACGCTGCAGGACATGGCGCGGGGCAAGTAGCTTTCGTTTGGCCTTTCTGGCAGCGGCCGGCAAAATACGACGAACTTCGCTGGTCGGTTCGCAGCGTGTTCCAAAACTTTCAAGCGGAAGGGCGCGAAGTCCAGACCGTCATCGTGGGCGACCAGCCGGTTATCCGCAGGCAGTCGCAAAGTTGGTACACCGGGCGAGTGATCCCGGTCCCTCGCACCGTTCAAGGAACTGGCCGCGTTGGCGTCAAGGATGCCGTGGGCAAGTGGATGGCGGCACTGGCGGACGATTCACTGCCGGACACGCTCGTCTGGATGATGGACGATGTCTATTTTCTCAAGCCGGTCACGCTGGCCGAGCTGTCGCTGCCCCGTTCTTTTGGGCTGGTGTCCCGTCCAAGACTGGACCAACAAACTGGCGGCAGTTGGTGGCAGCGTGCCAAGCGCGAAACGCTGCTTGCCTTGTCGGATGCCGGCCTGCCCACGTTCGACTTTTCGACGCACCTGCCGCACGTTGTCGACCGTCGCCGCTGCCTTGAAATTTTGACCCGTTTCGATGCCGCTAACCGCATGTTGCTGTGGGAGCTGCTTTATGAAAACAGCGTTCTGGCCGAGTCTCCGCAACCTGCAACGCCTTTTCTGCGAATCATCAGCGACGCCAAATGCCTTGCCGGGACACGCAACGCAGCAGCGAAGGCAACGGTGCTGGTGTCTGCCGGCAACGCATGGAACGAGGCCCACCGCACCTTCCTTTACCAGACATTCCCCAGCCGGTCACCAGTCGAAGCGGACGACCCCATACCGCCAAGGCCAATTAAACCAGCGGCACCCGCAGCACAACCCGCGCCAGCACCAACTGCCGCCCCAGCGATTCACGCCAGCCGGCCGCGGGTGACCTGCGTCATGAATGCGTGGGGCAGGCCGCAGGCGTATCCGTGCCAATTCAATGCACTGAAAAAGCAGACCGTTGAGAACGACGTGCTGGTGTGGCAGAACGCACACGACGCCAGCCGCAAGGACTGGAAGCGGGACTGGTTCGACGAAGCGCAGGTCACGCACGCCGGCTGCAATCGCAACCTCGGCGTCTGGTCCCGGTTTGCCTACGCGCTGAACGCCAGCACGGAATTCGTGTGCGTGTTTGACGACGACATTGTCCCCGGTCCCAAGTGGCTGGAGCATTGCCTAGAAACGTTCCAGAAACACCCCGGCCTGCTGGGCGGCAATGGCGTGATCTTCCACAGCCTGACTAATTACAACAACCGCACTAACTACGGCTGGGCGTTTCCGAACCGCTACTGCACGCACGTTGACATTGTCGGGCACGCTTGGTTCTGCCGGCGCGAATGGCTGGGCCTGTTCTGGTCGGAGATGCCTGACCCGACGCAGCCGGTTATTGCGGGCGAAGATTTCCACTTCAGCTATATGCTGCAGAAGCACGGCATCCGCACGCTGGTCCCGCAGCACCGCACGAACCAGCCGGAAAAGTGGAGCTGCCGCAACCCGAAGCAGGGCAAGCAGTTTGGCCGGTCGCCGGTCGCGCTGAGCAAACACCCGCAGCACAGCCGCACAATTCAGCAGGGCCTTGCCCTGTACGTCAAAAAAGGTTTTAGGCTAATTGAACACGACAGGCTAACACAGGAGGCGACTGATGAAGCCCAAGACACCGCATCGGGTACTGGCTGAAAAGCTGTGCAAGAAGTTTCCAGACACACCGAGCCGCACACTGGCCAAGCGTGTTGCCGCAGAGTGCAAGGTAAACATGGAAATAGCACGGACTGCGGTTCGGACTGTGCGTGGGTGCAACGGCAAATTTCGCCGAGAGCAAACGCTGGACAAGTCGCTGTTCAAGCCGCCAGGCAAAGCAGGGGCTAAGCCGAAACTGCCGCCGAGTTTGGCCAAGAAGTGGGAGCCGTTTGAACTGGGCGGAGGAATAACCGTCGGCGTTATCAGCGACCTGCATATTCCGTATCACGACGAACAAGCCATCCAAGCGGCGGTCGCCTATCTTCGCAGACGCAGGCCGGACGTGCTGCTAATCAACGGCGACTATGGCGACTGGTACAGCGTCAGCAGGTACATGAAAGACCCGAAGAAGCGGAGGCTGAAGCGGGAGATCAGAATGCAGCGAGATGGGCTGAAGTGGCTCCGGTCACAATTTCCCAAGGCTCGCATCGTCGCCAAGGAAGGTAATCACGAACTTCGATGGAGTCACTTCCTTTTTAACTCGGCCCCTGAGGTGAGTGAGTTTCCGCAGGTCAGTCTGCCCCGCATTCTGGGAATGAAGACGCTGGGGATTGAGTACGTTGACAACCAGCGGCCAATCATGGCAGGCAAGCTGCCAGTCTTCCACGGCCACGAGCTTGGGAAGGGCATCAGCAGCCCGGTCAACGCATCGCGCGGCGTGTTTACTCGCATGATTTCCACGGCACTGGTCGGGCACCACCACAGAACCAGCAGCCACACGGAACCGAACTGGAAGCATGAGGAGATTGTATGCTGGTCGACTGGGTGCCTGTGCAATCTCAACGCCGAGTATGCCGTCATTAACAAATGGAATGCCGGGTTTGCTGTGGTCGAGGTGGACGGCAGCGGCCAATTCCAAGTGGATAACCTGCGTCTCAATACCGACTACGCTGTCCGCAGCGGCTGAGCCGAGCATACGCCCAGATAATCGTATCGTCGAAGTCGTCGCTGCCATCGTCGAAATCGAACATTGCCCCGCCTCCATGCCTGACCTGCTCGCCAGTGTCATTTTACGGGGCCGGGCTGGGCCTGTTCGGTTAATTTTCCTGCACGGGAAAACGGCGGGAATTTGTGGGGTTTTGTTACCGTGCGGGGTTACGACACTTGGCAAAATATTTTTAGATTGTCGGCTTGCGTTAGTGGTAACTGCCGTTACAATCGCCGGGCATGGACAAGTTTGCAAAACAAATCGAGAAACGCATTCGGCAAAAGGGCTGGAGTTTACGCCGTGCCGCTGCCGAAATAGGTTGTACGCATTCGATGCTGAGTTACGTTGTGCGAGGTAAACGCGGCGTCAGTCTCAAACTGGCAGTTAGAGCGGCCAAGGTGCTTGGTATTTCAATCAGCGAATGCACTTAGTTTTTTTGCGATACTGGAAACTATAGCGAACAGGTGAACGGATGGAATCGTACACGTTGCCGAGGATTCGACTGCTGCAATACGTGGCGGCGAATGTAAACTATCGAGTAGGGTTATTGCTTGAGGTGCTGGCATGATTCTGGACTTGGAATTGACATGCGAGGAAATGGAACGGCTACAGCAGATCCGCAGCGGCTGGAGTGATGATGAGATGGCAAGGCGTGCGGAAGGTTACCGGGTGAGCGAGATGGTCCAGATGTTTGCTGGACATCAGCGGCAGCTGGAACTGAAACGCCAGCGAGATTTGCGGCGAGTCCGCAGACTGCGAGGGATTGTTTGACCAAGCAACCATTCGCCGACGACTTCGCGCAAGCAGACACCCTGCACCGTGAAGCACTGGCACGAATCGTTTTCGACATGGCCGCGTATCTTCGCAACAAACGCACCAGCTTGAAGCGTGAGTCGGCCCGGCTGCGACTCGCTGGCCGCATCGCCGAGGCAAAGGAAAAGGCCGAAGCCGCTGACGTGTTCGAGCAATGCTTTGACTACTTCAAGGGCCTGCGGAAAGCCAACAACGAAGCATCAGCCCGGCAATCGGTATCGCACTATCGCCAAGAGGAAACGGGCGAGGGTCAGATATTTACCGACCCGACACCGGAAGAGATTGCCGAACAGTGCCGCAAGTTTCAAGAGGGCTGGTCGGATGCAGTTAGGGAGCTGCGGTCTTCGGTTAAGACCGTGGGAGCGGAGACGAGGATCGTCAAGGTGATGGATTAGCAGGATTCAAGGTTGGCCACGGATGGCCTTTTTTTCTGGGAGCAAATGCGATGCAGACAATTGCAAGAACATGGGAGGCCGTCCGCAGCAATGGCCTGATTCTGGTATCGGTGCCGTGCTGCAACTGGACACGAACCTGCCATGAGTGGAGCTGCGGCACCATGCGGGCCTACTTACGAAACGCCAGGCAGATACCCGCTGACATCCGGCTGGAGATTTATCGCTGGCTGGAACAACAGGAAGCCAGTGTTGAGGACGAGATCGCCGAGGCTGATAAGCGGCACGGCGACCGAGCTGAGTTTGTTTTCTGGTGCGTGTTTGCACTGGCGGCGTTGGTGGTGGTCGGTTCGATGGTCGTGGCGATGGGAGGGTGAGATGGTTTGCGAAACAAAGACGCTTGGCGTGGGCAGATACACGACACGGGACGGGCGGGAAGCGGTGGTTGATGCGGTGGTCGATGGCATGCTGGTCGGGCGAGTGATGATTGGAAGCACGCCATTCGGGCAGGTTTGGGAACCGGATGGCAAAGCGAATAGCATTGGCCGGTCTGCGTTCGACATCAGCGGCGAGTTGCGGATTCTGGTTAAGCGTTTGTATTGGCTGAACGAGTACGACAACGGCCCCGGCCTGCTGCGGAAGACGTGGGAAGAATCGCTGATTGAAGCGAGCCGCGAAGAGAAGCAACCTCTCTGCCGGGTAGAGCTGAAATTCGTGGCTTTCGTAGGAGACGGACTGCGATGACACCAGTGCAATTCTTGGAAATGCTGCGATTCGGAATCCCCGGCTATCAGATTCAGGCGTTCAGCCCTGAGTGTTTATCGGCCAAGGTGAAGTGGTGCGGCGAGATGATGGAAGTAACCGCCATCGATGTCGATGCCTACCCGGTGCTGATGGTGACAACGCCTGACCTGCGACTGACTGAGCGAACGACCGCCGTGCTGGGCCTGCTGGACAGCGTGCTGCCTGAAGTGATGCAGCGGCCAAGTCCGTGGCCTGACTGCCAGTCGCTGGTCGAACGTATCAGGGAGTTGGCTGAGGAGGATGAAGACGATGTCGACCCAGCCTGACAGTATCAACCCGCAGCACTATCGCCAGCATCCCAGCGGCGTGGAGTGCATCGAGGTAACGCAGCATTTTAATTACTGCCTTGGCAACGTCATCAAGTACGTATGGCGAGCCGGCTTGAAACAAGACGCAGTGGAAGACCTGCGGAAAGCGGCGTGGTACATCGACAGGGAAATTAGACGGCGGGAGGCGAGCGATGAATCAGCTAAGTCTGTTTGACGTTGAACCAGCACTGGCACGGGCAGGTGATCCGATGACGAGCCGGACAGCGGCCGAGGAAATCAAGCCGAAGATTGGCCAGTTGCAAGCGGCATTTTTGGCGGCACTGACAGCCATCGGCAAACCGGCAACGGCAAACGAAGTCGGTGCCAAGGCAGTGGCGATGGGACTGGCAGTCAATGCGGAGTCGGTGAGGAAACGAGCGGCGGAAGTTGAGCGGGCGCGGATGATCAAAGTTGTCGGAATTCAGCGGTGTGGTGTGACGGGGAAATTGGCGGAAGCGTGGAGGGTGAGCGAGTGACATCCAAACAACTACACGACAAGCTTGAAACATTTAAGCCGCTGCGAATCCGTAACGCGGTCTACATTCCGGCATGGATGACGACCGTTGCCGAAATCTGCGAGGCGGCTGGATTGGACGCCGGAGCGGTCGAGCGATGGAACGCGGACTACTACGTGATCGAATGTCTCACGGAGCCGGTTCGATGATGTGGCTACTGGCATCGGCATCACTGCTGGCAACGGTGCTGAATATTAAACACCGAAAAGAGTGCTTTGCAATCTGGACGGTAACCAATGCGGCTTGGTGCGTGGTCGACATTATGCACGGCATCTACGCACAGGCGGCATTGCAGGCGGTTTACTGTGGGCTGGCTATATGGGGACTGGTGGAATGGTCACGGATTACGAAGCGTTTATCAAGCGGAAGCAGCGGCGAGTCGAGGCATACGGATTCGACATCGGGACCGACAAGCTAAATCAGAACCTGTTTGATTGGCAGAAGCGGGCGGTTCAGTGGGCAATCAAGCGAGGACGCGCGGCACTGTTCGAGGAATGCGGGCTGGGTAAGACGCTACAGCAGCTTGAATGGGCACGGCTGGTTCATCAGCACTGCGGTCTGCCGGTCGTGGTCCATTGCCCAGTCGGAGTCCGCAGCCAGACCAAACGCGAGGCGGAGAAGTTCGGCATTGATTCGCCGGTGACCGTGGCCGACAGCCAGGACGAAGTCATCAACGGCATCAACCTGATTAACTACGAGAAGCTACACAAGTTCGACCCGGCTACGTTCTGCGGCGTCGTGCTTGATGAATCGTCAATTCTCAAGGGCATGAACAGCGTCACGCGGAAACTGCTGAAAGAGAGCTACGGCCAGACGCGGTTCCGGCTGGCCTGCACGGCGACACCCGCACCGAATGACCATATGGAACTTGGCAACCACGCCGAGTTCCTTGGTATCTGTGAGCCGGTGGACATGCTGAATCGGTACTTCGTCCACGACAGCGGCGATACCAGCAAGTGGCGTTTGCGTGGCCATGCCGAGCGAGACTTCTGGTCGTGGGTCAGCCAGTGGGCGGTTTGCATCAGCAAGCCATCGGACATTGGCGGCGAGGATGCTGGATACCAACTTCCGCAAATGATTATTGAGCGGCACCAAGTCACGCCGGAAATCGACAACGCACCAAGCGGAATGCTATTTAACACAGCTGGCATCAGTGCCACGACGATTCACGAAGAAAAGCGGCTGACGAATGAATCCAGGTGCAAGCGGGCTGCGGAACTGGCCAAGGCAACCAGCGGCCCGGTTCTGATTTGGTGTGATACCAATTACGAGGCGGACGAACTACGGAAACATCTGCCGGATGCGGTCGAGGTTCGCGGTGACGACAAGGATAAAGAGGGCAAGCTACTGGGATTCGCAGATGGACAATTCCGCGTCCTGATTAGCAAGCCATCCATCGCTGGCTTCGGAATGAACTACCAGCACTGCGACACGCAGATATTCGCCGGTCTGAGCTATTCATTCGAGGCGTACTACCAAGCAGTCCGCCGTTCGTGGCGGTTCGGCCAGAAAAAGCCGGTCAAGATTCATATCGTGATCGCAGACAGCGACAGTGCGATTGAGTCGGCAGTGGCCCGCAAGGAAAGCGACCACGCCGTTATGCAATCAGGGATGGCTCAGGCGATGGCCAGCAGCAACGGCATCGAATGGAACGGTGACATGCTGAAGCAGCGTTATCGGCCAAGCGTATCGATTCAGGTTCCGAGTTTTATTGATGGAGCAGTGACATGCAAGTGATAGACCAGGCTAAAGGCGAGAGTTGGCATCTGTTTCGAGGCGACTGCTGCGAGGTGCTGCAAGGACTGCCCGACGAATCGATTGATTATTCCGTGTTCAGTCCGCCGTTTGCGTCGCTCTACGTTTACAGCGACAGCGAGCGAGACATGGGCAACTGCGAAACAGATGAGGAGTTTTTCACGCACTACCGCTTTCTGTCGGACCAGCTTTATCGACTGATTAAACCGGGCAGGCTGGTCAGCGTCCATTGCTGCAATTTTCCAGCGATCAAGCAGCGGGACGGATACATCGGCATTAAGCCGTTTCGCAATGGCATCGAACAAACAATGATCGACGCTGGTTTTATTCTTCATTCTGAAGTAGTGATTTGGAAAGACCCCGTTTTGGAAATGCAGCGAAGTAAGGCTCTTGGCCTGTTGCACAAGCAAGTCACGAAAGACAGTTGCCGTTCACGCCAAGGCATCCCCGATTACGTTTGCACATTCCGCAAAAGCGGCGACAACGAAAGCCCAGTCAGCGGTCGGTTCGAGCGGTTCATCGGCGACCAGTCCACGTTTGACAACAATGGCGATCTGAGCATCGATGTCTGGCAGCGGTACGCCAGCCCGGTCTGGATGGACATTAACCAGAGCAGGACGCTTAACGGACGCATGGCCCGCGAGGAAGCAGACGACCGGCACATCTGCCCGCTGCAACTGGATGTTATCGAGCGGTGTCTGGAGCTGTGGACGAACGAGGGCGATGTCGTGCTGAGTCCGTTTGCTGGCATTGGCAGCGAGGGCGTGGTCAGCGTGCAGACTGGCCGCAAGTTTATCGGCGTCGAACTGAAGCAGTCCTATTTTGAATGGGCCAGCAAGTTCCTCGCGGACGAAGAAGCGAAGTTGAATCAACCGTCACTTTTTTAGGACAAGCCCATGACCGACTACCATTCCCGCCCCGAACTATCCAGCAGCCAGCTGGCCCAGTTCCTAAGATGCCCGATCACCTTCCACCACGTCCACGCAGTGCAGGACTGGCCCAAGGACGAACCCACGCCGGCGATGCAGTTCGGAACTCTGGTTCACACGATGATCGAACTGGGTGGCCCTGACAGGCTGGACCTAGTGCGGCGACCTGCTGGGCTCGACATGCGGACCAAGGAAGGCAAAGCGTGGAAGGACGCTAACGCAGGCCGCACGATTGTCACGGATGACGACTGGACCCGGCTGGAGCGTATCTGGGCACACCTGAATGCATGCAAGCAGGTGGCCAAGTTCCTTGGCACCGGGCACACGGAAAAGGAAATCTTCTGGACGCATAAAAGCAGCGGCGTGGAGTGCCGCGCCAAGGTTGACATGCTGACCAGCGGCGTGCTGATTGACTGGAAGACGACATCAGCGGCCAGCGAGGACGAGTTCATCAGCGAAGCGGCCAACATGTTCTACGACGTTCGCCTGGCGTTCTACCGCAACGGCATCGAAACGCTGACCGGCGAGCGTCCGCATGTGATGGTGGTCGGCATTCAGTCGCAGCCGGGGCACGAGGTTTTCCC